AAAGATTTTGGCGTAATTCATAGCCATTAACCGCCCCTGCCGCCTGCCCTTGCAGTAACATCTGCCACCTGCTGTCACTGTCTTCGCTCCAGTTACTCCACGTGAATGTTACTTCATAGTTCGGGGCTTCATACGGTGATAAATTATATCTGTTTGCCAATACGTCGAATGTGTACACTATATCGTTTATACCTTTGTCAAGACTGTTTTGTAATCTGTTCGCCAACGCTTCTGTATTAAACGCTGAACGCTTAATTTCCGTCGCCGTCGCTCTCGAAGTCATAAGGTCTGTGAGTATGCCTTTGTCTATGCCTATGCCTTTTTCAATTATACCCAACATAAAAGTAACAGCTTCAATATAAGGCGTTTGTCTTATGTCGGGGCTGAATACTTCCCAGAACGGGTTTTTGTCAACGCCGCCCCCCGCTCTGAATAACTTGTAGAATCCGCTTGCAGGCAGTTTGTTTTTACTGTCAAACAGAATCTCGTCCGCGCCTATAAACGCCCGTTTGTTTATAAATTCAGGCAGGATTTCGTTTATTATCCTGTTTACCGTATCAATATTTATTTCCTGCCCAAACGTTATAGGCACACCGTAAATGTTATCAATACTGTTAGCTTCAGCTTTTCTGTTGTCAACGGGACACGTTATAAAACTGTATAACATTCTGTCAACGCCTGTTATTGTTACAGGCTCTGCCGGTATATTCGCCCATTCCGGAACACTGCTGATTGGTATCTCCATGCCGTTTTTTATGCCTTTGTGTATAATGGTATATACGCCGTTTTTGTCAAGACTGTGATATTCAAGCCGAGCGTATTCGTCGTGACGCGCGTATGTCTGAACATGAAAATAATCGGCGACAAACATTGATTTTGTTACAATCTCGCCGACTTTGTCAACAACAAAATATTTTTTCTGAGATATTATATCGACATATATCTGACCGCCGTATATATATGGTTTCAGCACAACTCCGCCTATACCTAAAACACGCATTACAATTAATTCAAGATTATCAACTATACGCTGTAACTGCGTATTAAGATATTCAATACGCGGAGTTTCAAGCTCATTATCTTTTGCTTTAACTTCTATAATCGAATAGGAACATATTATGTTGGACAGTTTAAGAGCGACGATTGCCGTTATGTTCAAAGGCTTATCTGCTGCCGCGTATTCCGCCGCATATTTTTCTTGGCTTTCCTGTATCATTATGCTCTTTTTCGGGCTTAATCCAAACAGTTTCTGAAACCACATTAATATATTTTGCAATATCGAAAAAAACATCTATGCACCGCTCCTTCTCCACTGGTAATTTAAGGCATATCTCACAGCGTCTATACAATGGTTATTTTTATCCGGATACCCGGATATTATCTCGTTATCCCGCGTCCGTTCGTATTCATACTCCAAAAACTCTTTCGCCGTATGCCGGCACTTTGCGTCTATCACGATTTCAGTCATCCCCTGTAACCACTTCATGGAGTAATTGACGCTCCCCGCGCCTTTTTCCGCGCCGATTGCGTATAAGTTGTATTCCTGATAATCCGCAATAGACTTTGGCTCCGCGCTGTCGCATATAATCAGGTCGTCGCGTGTCAGCTTTTTTTCGTTGAGCAGTATATCCGCAGTATCGCGGTTGTTTTTCTTGTACTCGACTTGTTCGTCGAGTATGTACAATATGCGCTTGTCAGCGTTATACGCGCATTTGACAAACGCAAACGGGTCTGGGTAAAATCCCCAGTCCACGCCGTAATAAAAGCGGTCGAATGATTTATGTTCGCCGGCGGTTATACAGCGCACTTTCACGTTCTCAAACACAGTCCCGCCCGTGCCTACAGCCTCGCCGAGATATTCGTGCCGGTATGCTTTTTCGTTCGTCTGTTTCAGCTTGCCGGCTTCCTCGATGAACGGCTGTCCCAGCCATTCCGGCGGCGCTTCGCAGTAATAACTGTGATGATATATTATTTTACTGTCAGTGTTCAAAAGCTCGTTCTGATTTAAGAAATGCTGTGTGCTTATCGGTGTGTTATAGCTCGACAAAACAATAATATCGTCGCCGCCGCGCATTACCGACTGCTGTATGCTGCGCACAGCTTCGCTGCCGTGCAGCTGGTCTTTTTCCTCGAACCATATAACGCCGATATACATTCCGTTCGGCGGCTTGATTGACTTTATTTTAACAGGGTCGTCACAGCCGCGAAAATATATGAACTGTCCCGTAGATATTTTTTTTATTTTCATTGGATTTACAGTACATTCAAACTGCTCCGTCAATCCGAGTTTATCTATAGCTCCCGTTAAATTCGCGTATACGCTCTCCCTCAATGTGTCTTTTACTTGACGCAGTGCAATCGCGCAATAATTTCTGTTGCGCATTACCTCGTCAATCACCGCCAACGCGCAGAACGAGGATTTGAGAGAGCCCCTGCCGCCCTTGAACTCGTAAAACCTGTGTTTGCGGTTTAATATGTCGCGGTATATATCTACAAACGAACTCCCGATTTCACAGGCGGGAATAAAGCTGTAACCCTGCGTCGAATCGCCGGCAGTATTTACGGGATTGTCCGACTGCCCTAATCTTTGTTTGCCTAACCAGATAGCCATTGCCACATTGTCTTCGGCAAGCTGAAACTGTGTGCGCCGGAGCGAAATATTGCCCATTCCTTTTTTTAGTGCAAAAGTTTCCGAAAAACTCTTATTATATGTCTTTTTACACCAACTATTCAGCGTCATATCGTCACAGTCGAAAAACGCGCACATTTCAGTTAATGTACATTGAAGTTTGCATAAATTTTCAAACTGTTTTTTGTCTATTTCTTTAGGCGGTCTCCCGCCTTTATTTTTTGCCACAATCACCACCAACTTCATTATCAAGGAGAAAGGCGCAACGCTTGACAGCATTACGCCTCTTTTTCAAAAATGACCAACAAAAAAAATACACACAAGCAAAAAATAAAATTTATTAAACATCCCACGCTACTATTATATCACAGAATGACGTCGCATTACTGCAAACTTTACAAAAAATTTTTTTCAAATTCTCAATCCGCGCTCAACAGCGAAAAATCTGCGAGCCTGCGACAAATAATAATATACGGTTCTTTCACTCGCCGGAATATGAATTTCCGCCCTGTGCACCCGCGCCTGTATATCCCCGCGCTCCAACGGCTTGTCAGCGTCGGGGAAGTAGACATACTCCAACGCCTTTTTGATATACAAACCGTTGCCAAGCCGCGCTATTATGTCGAGCGTCCGCTCCACCGCTTCAAGGTCAGACACTGCCGCATACGCGTCGTCAACCGCTCTCTGGGCGCGCATTATGTCCGCCTCTGTCGGCTTCGATATGCCAACATCGCCGAACGCGTTCGGCAGTATGCCGCTTTTTTGGCTTACCGCAAGCGCGTCGCTCCACAATTTGTCTTTGTACGCTTTCACCCCGCCGACCGTCTTGTAGAACCGAAACGCCGCAGTAGCATAGTCCTTGATATGGTCTTTTTTCCTCACCTTTCCACTCCTTTTTGGTTCTCACTTCCGTTTTTTTTGATTAATATACTCTATTCTGCAATCGTCGCCGTACCATTGCGATACTTGACAAGGCTAAACATCGCAATAACCTTAAATCGCCCTGCATAAAATAACCTCGCCGTTGCAGAACAACACAATACTTTAACCTACTATGCAGTGCCATTGCTCCACAAAATCGTGCTAAACTTTGCCTTGCCGTAACATCGCCATACTAAATTTTGCCTCGCCACCGCCGAACAGCGCAGTACGGTACATGGCTACGCCATACAATCACATTATCACGGACTAAATCCGCGCTTTTCTAATTAAAAATTAAGAATTAAGAATTAAAAATTATTAGTTAGTTAGAATTTCGCTGAACATTTTGAAAAATCTAAAAATTGAAAATTTTTGATTTTTCTAATATGTTCAGCATATCTATTTCCAATCGTAGTACAGACAAGGCATGCCTTGTCTCTACATTTCTCATTTTTAATTTTTATTTTTTAATTTTTAATTGATATTTCCGCTCTGCCTTTGCCGCTGTTGCGCCATTGCAGAAAACCCTTGTCCGCCGCATACGGCAATAACTCCAGTAACAGCTTTTCATACTTTTCGTCGTACAGCTTGATTTCAAAATCGAACCACGCGCCCGCAGGCACTGTCTCGCTGTTTGAAAGAGTCATACGCTCACCCTGCATTGTCTGGGCGCGTAAAGGACGCTGACAGCTCCCGACTATGCCCCGCTCCGCTCCCTCGTAATTCAGCGGTATTCTGCGCGGATAGACAAATATGCAGTCGTTCACGATTTTAAGATACGCTTTCGTTTTCGCCACTTCCGAACCCGTGACACGCGCCATAGCACGCGCCGCCTCTTTCAAAAAGCCCTTGATTTGATAGTCCCATATAAACGGCTGTCCGTCAGGCTTGCCGTTCAAGCGCGGGAATACCGTCTTAGACTTTTCTACGACTTCGTCAACTCCGATTGCGGCGACTTCTTCCTCGCGGCTCGGCGCGTCGGGAGCTTTACTGGAAATAAACTCCTCGTGTATTTCCTTGCTCGACGCGCTTGTCCCCAACAGCTCCTCTGTCAATACCGCGTGGCATTTTATAAATTTCATATTTTTTCCCCTTTTTTATGTTTTATTTTTTCCCAAAATCATCTTGTGACGTATTTTCTCGTCAATATCGCCTTTGATTGAAATTATACGACCTCGCGGCATAGGCTTTTTCCATTCGTTCAGCCGGATTTGTTTGTCCAGCATTAACTGATATTTCGCACGTTCTTTGTATAATTCGCTCAGGTCGTCAGTCATTATTTTCGCCCCTTTCTATGCCGAACTTGCTCGAAAATTCAGAAATCTTTGATTTCTCGATTTTTCGGCATGTTGACCCTGCACTGTTTTTGCGCGATATACCCGCTCACTTCCGCCGCCAGCACCTCAAACTTCGGACTTTTGACATAACGCTCGATCACGTCAATCGCGTCGTCTGCTCCGTAACAAACCCCTGCCAAATACCCGTTTTCGTGGTGCGTGTTGAGGAAATCCGACTGCTCGGGAGTGAGTTTCCCGCCTTTGACTTTGAGCTCGATCGCAAGCCCGTGATATGTGCCGTGAGCCGACAGTAACAGCATATCGCATACTCCGCGCTTAACGCCCTCCGCTTTCAGCCGCGCCCCTGTTTTCGCGTCACGCGCTCCGCCGTTCGGCACGGCAAACAGCCAACGCAATTCCGGATATGTCCGCTCCATCACAGCCGCCCACTCGAATACGGCGCATTGCTCGTAATGCTCGGACGCTGTTTTTTGAATTTGTTTATCTTTGCTGAACTTGCCGAAAAATCGGGAATTTTCAATTCCCTGATTTTTTCGAGCAAGTTCAGCGTCACGCGGTATCGGCGGCGGAGCTGTGCCGTCCGCAATATCCGCATATTGTCTTGTTTTTTCAACGTCTCTGATTTTCCCCTCACCTCCCGCTGAACTTCCTCGAAAAATCCCAAAATTTTTAATTTTGCCGATTTTTCGGGAAGTTCAGCATTTTCACGCGCAAATCGAATTGACGCAAGACCTGCTCGGCTTTATCCAGCGTCACGCCGTCTTTGTTCAATCTGTCGATTTCACGCCAAAATTCGTCGCAAAACGCTTTCCCGACAAAATCGTGTATTCGCTTCTGCCCAAAGCCGTATTCGTCATGGAGCGTCTGAACCGTCGTGGCTATGTATAATTTTAACATGCCCTCGACATATGTTTCGAGATAACTTTCTTTTTGCCGTTTCTGCACGGCTTTTAAGTTTATGTTCAAGGTGTACCCCTCCCTGATTCTTTCGCAGTTCATTCCGTCGTATCACCGCCGTTCAAGAGCCCGATTGCCTTGTTCCGGCGGCTGTTAAACTCATCGTCCGTAAGTTCCCCAACTTCCGGTATTGACACTTTTGCCGTCAGCTCCGCCATGAACTTTTTCACATCAGCCGGTAAAAGCAGATACTCCCGCTCCCGTTCAGCCCTCACGCGGTACGACCGCATGAAATTACTCGCGACGACCGTGTTCAGCGTTTCGGTCTCCATTGTCGCCCAGTCCCTGAGCTGGTTCGGCGAGCCGACTAACCGCTGTAATACCGCCGGCAGTTTCGCAAACTCTTTATCCGCGCCGTAATACCCGTTGCTTATAGCCTCTCTAACCCGGTTCCACGCCTCG